ATTGAATTACACACTTTGTACTAACAACCGTGTTCAGGCAGATCTCTGCCGGTTCCGGTTGTGGTTTGACCGAAGGACACCACCTTCGATCACACCGATAGGGCTTCACGGATATACATCCGGGAGGCACTATCTCTCCACGAAGCAAGCACCGTGTGCTTGTTCCGTGAAGAATCCAGGTTCCGCGTCGGTGACGAAGAATCTGGATGTATTGCGTGAAGAGGGTTTCCCTTTAACGCAATACACCAAAGAAGGTCTAAGACAAGACCTTACTTTGGACTTCACTCAGGCCGGGGTTACCCCGTCCCAAGTGTCGTACCTGGGGTCAATGCTATCCAGCATTGCCGCAGAAAGGGACTCAATGTCTGCAAAGCAGGCATTGTCGGCCCTTGATCACGCCCTCCTCGAGGAAGAGGAGGACGATGATCACTTGACGCCGACGGGGGATACCTCCGACGGCTTCAAGACAATCCGCGTGAATCGCAAAGCGAAACACGTGATTGAGTACGAGGACCCATGGAAAATCCATGCGGGCCGCGTATTGGCAGAGGCAAGGGGGAACACCCTACCGTCTGTCATCGTCTGGCAAGGCGATGGTTATCGCTTGCAAGACGCCCTTCCACCGTCTCTCTTCGGAGATCGATGGACGGGGTCTAAGAGAAATCGTACCCGATTCTCTCAGATCGCTGATTGCGACATTAAAATGTACGTAATCATGCGCCACACTCACTGGGGAAACGCCCTCCGTGAGATGTGTGCAGACCCAGACCATGTTCAACATGGCTGGGCTCTGAACCTCAAAAGAAGGCTACGAGCCCTCTTGTTGGGGAAACCTGATCCGATCTGGACTTCCAGACAGGTCAAGTTGATTTACCGAGAGCCGGAGAAACTCCGCTCCAGTAAATCCCGTTCTCAAAGGCTAATTGAAGTCCTGAAAACGGTCGACGGGATGTTTTTCCAGAGATTTCTGGCATACCCCGAAGAAGAATGGACGTGGTCGCGATACGACACGTTCGTTCTTGGGAACCTCTCTCACTTGATAAGTGATGAGTTTCTCGATGGTGAGCTGTGCGATGGAATCGAACAGCACACCACGTTTTACGCTCAGCTAAAAACTGCACGTAAAACCTTCAAGGAATACGCACACAAGCGCAACCTTGAAGGCCTCTCTCGGGAGTACGATGTACTACCGGAGTGGCTACGGCAATTCATCCCAATTTGGGAAGAAACTAGCCGTACAGAAGGTCACAGGTATGATTACCTAGTGGGCCTTCTGTCCCAGACGAGGGGTTGTGGTACACCTCCTCCTCTGGTGATCCTGCAGGCCAAGATAAAATTCTTGAAAGTCG